GCAGTAGTCGGACAACTAGATTTCACATTTGATATTGACAATATGCGTGGTTTAGATCAAGCATCTGTTGATGTTTATGTGATTGTTCAAAGAATATCAGAAAGAACTGGACAAGACAAACTTGATAATTTTCTGGCTGGTAGTGGTAATGGATCAATCAAAACTGCTATAGAGTCAGACAGAACATTAGGTGACCTTGTTGATACACTCAGAGTTATTAGTGCAGAAAGTGGTACTTATACTTCTGGAGATCAGTCTTTCTTATCATATCGCTACAACCTCACAATATGGGGATAAGGAGAACAGCAATGGAATACATCGTTACCTCAGACTCTAAGGTCTGTGGCAAAACAAAAGGTGAGAAACTCACTGAAACTGATATACTTAGCAAGAGAAGCAATGTTGAATTTCTTCTTGCTGCTGGTCATATCACAGAATCAGCAAAGGCACCAAAAGCAGTAAAGCAAGAAGAAGTACAGCAGGTTGTGGAAACACCTCCTGTTTTTAATCTAGATAACGAACAAGGAGAAAACCAACCATGGCAAGAATAGTATTAACAAATGTTGAGGTTACAATTGGAGCAGTAGATCTTTCAAATCATATTGCGTCAGTAACACTTGGCAGCACATATGATGTAGTGGAAACCACTGCATTCGCAGGCGGAAATGTTCCTGCTGCAGCAAAGACACGCCAAGCAGGACTTGTTGATAACTCAGTAACATTTGAGTTCCACCAGGACTTTGCAGCATCATCAGTAGAAGCAACAGTATATCCACTATTGGGTACAGTTGTTGCATGTACAGTAAAGCCTTTGGATGCTGCAATAGCAGCAGACAATCCTTCGTACCAATTTAACGCTTTGATTTCAGAGTGGACACCTCTAAACGGTGCTGTAGGCGAACTAGCCACTGCATCTGTGACATGGCCAATTACTGGTGCAATCACAAAGGATGTAACTCCTTAATCATGGCAAAATTAGTCTTAACAAACGCATATATAAAAATTGGAGCAGTTGATCTGAGCGATCATATCAAATCAATTTCACTTGCAACAAATTATGATATTGTTGAGACCACACAATTTGGAGATACTTCAAAGCGTAGAATTGCTGGCCTTGCTGACAATACTGTGACTTTTGAATTTCACCAAGATTTCCAGGCAGGCTCAGTAGAGTCAACTATATATCCTCTACTGGGCACTGCCATTGCATGTGAAGTAAAACCAATTGATGCAGCAACTAGTGCAAACAATCCAAAATATACATTTTCTGTGCTGATTTCTCAGTGGACACCACTAAACGGAGCAGCAGGAGAACTAGCAACAGCAACTGTGACATGGCCAATATCTGGCGATATCACAAAAACAACAACACCTTAGAAAAGGGGCACAAAATGGACGGACTACAAATAAAAGCAAAGACTACTGATGGAGTAGAAGCAATATACTCTCTACGACCAAGATCAATAGTTGCTTTTGAACAAAAATTCGGCAAAGGATTTGCTAAGTTACTTAGCGAAGACCAAAAACTAGAACACATCTATTTCTTGGCTTGGTCAGCAATGAAGGATAGTGGAAAAGTTGTAAAGCCTTGGGGCGACACATTCCTTGACACATTAGACAGTGTTGAGTTAGTTGTAGACCCAAATTTAGAATCCACAGAGACAGCCTAACATATTCGTTAGCAATGATTTCTGTGGAAACTGGTTTATCTCCAGTTGATTTATTAGATGCCCCAGATGGCGTTCTTGAATCAATTGTTATTTATCTAAAAGAAAAACAAAAGAATGCGAGTAGGTAATGAGTAAAGATGTTATAGTGTTAACTGGAATAAAGGAAACACTAAAAGCATTAGAATCATTTGACAAGCAGGCTGTGCGTGACTTTACTAAGGTTATTAATAATGAACTTAGAACTGCTAAAAACGATGCACAAGGTCTTGTCAGTAGTACTCCACCGTTAAGTGGTTGGAGTACTAAGCCTGCTGCAAAGCCTCGTTCTCGTGGTGGTGCAGGATGGCCTGCATGGGATCAAAGCGTAATTAAAGCAGGAATTAGCACATCAAAGGCTGAACGCAAAGTTCGCAGGGATTATACAACCTCTGCTGGAGCATTGATAAACCGTTCAGCAGCAGGTGTTATATATGAAATAGCAGGTAGAACAAATAAATCTGTTGGCGTGAATAAATTTCTTAGTAATTTAGAAAACAAGACATTTAGTGCTTCACGCTTAATTTGGAAAGTCGTTGATAAAGATCAAGAAAAAATACAACGAAATGTAGAACAAGCATTAAACAATGCAAAAGCAGCATTGCAAAGAAACTTAGAAAAGGAAAGAGGCTAATATGGCAGGTGCAGGTGCAGTAGTAGCCAGAATTCTTACCCAATACTCTGATAAAGGATCTAAGGCTGCTCAAAAAGATATTGCAAGACTTGAAAAGAAGATTAATGCTTTTGGTAAGAAAGCAGTTGCATCATTTGCAGTTGCCACAGCAGCCTCTGCTGCATTTGCAGTAAAGGTTGGCCTTGATGCAGTTAAAGCAGCAAGCGAAGACTTAAAATCACAAGAAGCATTAGCAGGTGTATTAAGAAGTACAACTGGTGCTACAAATGAGTCTATTGCTGCAGTAGAAGAATATATAAGTAAGCAACAGATGTTGACTAATGTCAGCGACACAGAATTAAGAGCCAGTCTTGCTGCTCTAGTTACAGTAACAAAAGATGTGACTTCTGCAATGGATTTACAAAGTGTTGCAGTTGATGCTGCAGCAGGCTCTTCAAATGATTTAGATAGCGTAACAAAAGCAATTGCAAAAGCACAAGCAGGCAATTTTACTTCCTTAAAGAAGTTATTTCCAGCACTTGATGCTAGCATTGTAAAGAATAAACAACTAGGCAAAGCATTAACATATCTTAATCTTACATATAAAGATGCTGCTAAAAATCTAGCCAAGAAAGATCCAATTACTGGACTTAAGATTGCTTTTGGAGAATTATCAGAAAAACTTGGAACAGCATTACTTCCAAGCGTAATATTGTTTGTAGAGTATGTAAAGTCAGATGTAATTCCTTTAATTGATGCATGGACTACAAAAAACAAAGATGGATTAAATAAGGCTCTTCAAGATACAGTTGGAAAAATTGGAGAGGCTGTAAATGCTTTTAGAGACATGTATGGCATTCTTGGTGGTATTAATGCAGTACTTCCATTTGGTATTGGTGGATGGCTTAAATTAGCAGTAGCAGTTTCTGGTGCATCTACAGCAATTTCAGCAGCAGTACTTGTTATTAATAAATATAAAGCAGCCAAAGTTCTTGTAAACATTTCAAGAGACAAAGCAGCATTTGAGGCATTAAGAACAGAAATGGGATTCTTCCGTCGTTCAGCCACACAAGTTCTCATGGGACTTCGTGGTATTAGTGCATGGGCTGCAAGATCAACAGGAGTTATTGCATTCTTAGTTAGAGGATTTGTTGCTCTTAATAAAGCAATCTTTATGACTCCTTGGGGAAGACTTGCATTAGTTCTTGCTGCAGTTGGATATGGACTTTACAAACTTGGACAACATTTTGGTTGGCTAGATAAAGGCCAGGTTAAATTAAGCAAATCTGCACAAGCAGTAGAAGATAATATTAAAAAGACTGCTGGTTCTTATACAAGTATGGATCAAGCAGTAAATAAATATAATGCTTCAAAAGCAAAGACTATAAATTTAAGTAAAGAAGAAATAGCAAGAAATAAAAGATTAGCAGCAATGAATGCTTCAACTGCAGCAGCAGCAAAAGCAGACGCTGCTAAAACAGCAGCAATTGCTAAGGGCCAGGCTGCACTTGCTAAAATGGGTTACAAGACTGCAAATGATGATCCAATTCAATTAGAAGCAGCCCGTCTTAATTTAGTTAAGCAAGGAAATCTTGCTGAAGCAGCACGAATTGCCATGATGGGTAAGAATCTTGAATTACAACTTGAAGCCAATAAAGCACTTGCTCGTTATAATGACTTGCTTGCCGTATTAGCAGATAGCAAGATATCTTCTGAAGAAGTATTGCTTCTATCTAAAAAGTGGGGCATGACAATTGAGGCAACTCAGTCATATATTCAAACACTATTAGCAGTAGCAGATCAAACAATC